CACCAGTTTTATTTAAAGTCAATAGTAAAAGTTTTGATGCTGGTATAGGTTGAGGCTGTACGCCCCCCACCATATTTTGAATAACGCCGTCAAGATTACGACCGTCAGCAGATAGCCATCTTTGATGCGATGATGGCTCACGATCTGCGTACCTTTTTAAAAATACTTTTTCTTGCCCGATAGAGTCTTTTTCAACGCAATAAATCTCCTCAGCATATCGCCAGCCTTGAGGGATAAACTCTAGCAAATACCCCAGTTGTTCTTCCCATGAAATATCCATCATGCCACTATACCCATCAAAGCCAAAACATTCATTTGCGAATCGTGCCAGCTCCTCGGCCACATCGCTATCATCACCAGCTTTGAAAATCCATTTAGCAGATAAAAGAGTCTGCTTTACTACCGCCCACGATCTTTTAACGATAGGATCAGTAGCGAGCATATCCTCAGCAGTGATTACCCAGTTGCGCCCTGTTAATTGTGGATTTTGTTCTTTACCGCTTACATACCCAGATAAAAGATTTGTCCCGGGTATGCCGTAAGTTTTGTAAATGGGTTGAGCATCAACATATTGAGTCTCTTCCCCTTTAGTCTTTAGCGTCATAGCTGGATACATATTTTACCTTTTGAAACATTTTGATACGCAATTAAACATTATTGTAGATAGCATATTTAGAGAAAATCAAATAAAAAGCAAATAAATGAAGATTTAGAGAAGCCAGCCCTAGAAACTGCAAGGATAAAGAGAGCCGGCTTGTACTCAATGTGTGCGTTAAGATCGCTAGAAATCATCTCAATCAAGGATACGACAAGAACGCATCAATCTAACACAAAGCAAAGGGCGTTTATTTCATGTGCATAATCAAAAAGCAATTTTACATCTTGAGTGATGGGCGTGTCTGGTACGAGGGTAAATCGTACGATCCCCAAGACTGTGAATTTTTAGAGGGATCGTATCTAGTGCTCAATACAATAGATGAAAAAATTGAAAAGCCATCTAAAAAACAGGCTAAAATAGAGCCCGTTCATACTATCATAGAAAGAGATTTAGATATGTCTTTACCCTTAAATCTGGATATGCTCATCACATATCCGTCTATCACATCACAAGCGCCCGTAACTCACACGGCTATCGAATCCCCAGCGCTACCACCAGAGATCAATCAGTTGCAAGAGCTGCTTAAGGTAACTGGTAATAATTTACCTCTAGCAATAGCGATCTTAATTGCACTGGTCTTTTACAAAGACAAAAAAAAGAAAGATCAAGAATCTCAAGATCATGCCATTGCTTGCGATATCGAGAGAAAAGACTTGCTTAAAAGACTAGATATTATTGAATCCGAATTTAAGCAATTCGAGAAAGATCAAGTTAAAATTATGGTCGGCGATGGTGATATCAAAGATCGCATTGAACGCCTTGAACGCCATGTCAAGAATTTGCAATAGGTCTTAATCCTCAGTCAATAAATCGATTTCAATCTCATCAATGACGGCTAAAAGTTTCTTTTTAATGGGATCATCTTCTTTAAGCAATGCCATAATAATATCCCTTAAAAGCTTAACGCTGTGCAATGTCATTTTCTCTCCTCTTCTTTGCTCTGTATCTAGAAATGTGCCAGTGCACTGACGCGGGATTGAGAGAGACGGCTTCGCCTATGACTCTCAAAATACAGCCCGCTTCGTACATCTCGATGATTTTGTTGATTGTTTCTTGTGATGTTTTTACTCTTGGCGCTACTCGATAACGCCCGTGCTTGCTGATATCCATGACCAGCCCTAGCTCGATCAGCTTTTTGTATCTTAGTTGTCGCGCCGTCTCCGGATTACAGCCCATGATCTTAGCGATTTGATGTACTGGCATAGTATGATCGACAAGCCGGTAATCGAATCGTATGGGCTTTTTGCCCCCTGCCTTTTTGCGTTCTCTAGGCTCTTTAGGCGCTTTAGGTTCTTTGATGCCCTTGGGCTTTTTCTTTAGCCCGTACTCCATAAGAGTCGCATCGTCTAGCGTTTGCCCTTTTTCAATAAGACTTTCAAGGTAAAGTAGTCTATCCATTCGTTAACCTCAATAGTGGCTCGTGATCTTGTACACGCTGTCTTGATCTTCGTACATATTCTTCATTTTGCTCTATGCAGATATAGCGCCTATTTGCATTGATACACGCTATTGCTGTTGTTCCACTTCCACTACAATTATCTAGCACTAGATCACCTTCATTCGTGTAGGTCTTTATTAGGTATTCAAATAGGGCTACGGGCTTTTGCGTTGGGTGAATACGATCTCTTTCATCTTCAAAATAGATTATATCGGTTGGGTAATAACTATCAGTATTTGTAGGGATTCTTTTTAGCTTTTTATCTCCCGTCACATTTTCTTTTTGACTACTATTTTTATGTAAATTCACTCTTAACTCAGATTTTACTTTCTGGGGGTTATATGTTGGCAGTGATTTATAAAAAACTAAACAATCTTCATGCTGTCTTAGGGGGGTCCGATTAGCATTTAAGAAACTTGTTATTTTTGATTTATGCCATATCCATTTATATCTAAAAAGCTTCAAATTACTAGCGCCCAAGAAAATAGTAAATTTTGCATTAGCAGTTAAAACAATAGCCCCATTGTCTTTGATTATCCTCTCATACTCTTGCCATAACTTTCCCATGTCAATAATCGAATCCCACTCACAAGCGGTAGTACCATAGGGCAAATCACATAGGATCATATCAATGCTTTTATCTGGTATACTAGGCATCAGCGCCAAACAATCCCCGTGATGAATTTGATTTATTTCAAGCATTTAAAATCTCCTCAAAGATCGATTAATAAGGTCTCTTTGTTTTAGTTTCTCTTCAACGATATGCGATCTATCCTCGATAGGTAGTTTCACATTGACAGTTGAATCCGACCAGCGCCAATTAATGACATCGTATCTAAGCGCATCAAGAGGGTCTTCATGCCCGTCTTTTTTCGGCTGTTCTTTTTGATCCCATGAGTAAGACAAGATTGCTTTTTTAAAAGAGTTGCCTGTTGCCCTATCGCCAGCATCCCAGACCTCACGAGTGCATAAGATTTGCTTTGAGTGCATGAGGCGTTTAACGCGGTTGATGCCATTCATGATGTCGGTACGAATAGGATCGGTGGCCCATCTAAAAGTCATGCCTATGCCCTCTTGCTCTGGTGGTAAAGATAGTGCCTTGAACGACGATTGAGCGGTATGGTCATTGCGATTGCTACCAGCCTTATCGCCACTAGCGCCGTCAAGCAAAATCCTATTAGGGTATGAGCTTGCTAGACTACGAGGGCAAGCCTTGAGGAGTATAAGTCTAGCTAGCTCACTTAGTTTTATTTCTTGGGGATTGATCTCACCGCATATCACATCAGCTTTGAGATGTGGATCATGCACGATAAAGAGGACACTCGGCTTTCTAAATCCGAAGTCTACCACAATGCGCCCGCTATACTCTGGCTTATATTGCCAGCCGTCGATTATGTGCGCTTGTGTCCATTCATTGTATATCATGCCAGCCCGTGGCTTAGGTTGATTTTCGATCATGGCAAGGCGCTCGTCCTCTGGTAAATTTTTAGTAGCCTCGAACCAGTCAGCGCTTAGATTGTTTGCATTGACATGACTAGAAAAAAAGATAGGTCGGCAATTTGCTTTTTCTGCCATCTCTACCCACCACGCGCCCCATACTGGCAAGCCTACCATGATTAATTTAGGCGTTGGCCCACTTCTCAAACGACCTAGCGCCTTGAATGCCACCTCTTCGGTCAACATCTGGCATTCATCAATGACGGCTAGACCGCTTGTGATATTTAAGCCCTCTAGAGAGTTTTGCGATGCGTCTTGAGTGCCAGGGCGAAAATATGATCTTGTCCATACCACATGACCATTAGGCGCCGTCCATTTGCCCTCAAGTGCATGATATGCCCATCCCTCAGCGCCTAGCCATTTTTGAATCTCTGGCGCTAGCACTTGCCTATAACGACCAGCCGTGTCGGTGATAAGCAAGCTCGATTTATTCGGATGCGCATCAGCCCATAGAGCAAGGGCAAAAACTAAGGCGCTTGTCTTGCCACTACCCCAGCCAGCACGAACGGCGATAAAGTTTTCATTTGATAGCAACAATCTCGATACTAGCTCTTTTTGTAAGTCGTTGAGTTTAAGCATACGCCTCGATCCATATCTCTCTTAATTTGTGCTTTAGGCGCATGATTCGAGTAAAAGTTGTGTTGTCTTTCCAGCCCATAAGATCAGCAATATCAGTATATTTTAGGTCTTGCGATACTAGATCGATCAGCGTCTTATCATCATCTGACAGTCGGGATAGCATCATGGCTAGATCATGGGCAATGGCAAAGTTTCTCTCAGCATTGCCACCATCTGAGAATCGAGGATGCCCATAGTACTCGAATCCCCCTAAAACTAGCCCTTTTGTGCTACCAGATTGAGCATGACCTGTTATCAATCCATTCATCGCCATGCTCTCAGTGATCATGCGTTTATCACGCCTATGATTATTGTGAATTTGCTGATAAAAATGGATTTGAGTAAGTCTTTTTAGATAAGAATAAAATCTATTTTTACTTTCAAATGCCGTCTCTTTAGCGATCATATACTTGTATGTCAACTCATAAAAGCTTGTGAAGTGATCATCTTTATATGCGCTATCAAAGCTTTTCTTGAGCATATTTTTTAGTAGTGCCATAAAGGCATCATCTGCCATATCGACATGATCGCCATCATTCATCTTGATGATCCAAGGGCTCATGGGTAGTGGGGCTTGCAGTTTCTTTTTGAGTTTCAATTTCTGTTCCTCGTATCTGGTCAATCATGTCAATCACGATTGATTTAGGTTTCTCGATCTGTTCAATTTCTAGTTTTTGTTGTTGTCCGAATTCATCTCTAAACTGAGTTTCAAGTAGGAATTTAGCGGCCTTCCAGTCGGTCTCGGCTGCTATGATCACGGTACGCACTAGGCGAGAGCGCCATGCCAACTTTGCTTGTTCTACCTCAATAGCGAATTTTGAATCTTCTCTCTTCCAGCGTGAGATCGTATCGATATTGAGACCGACAATCGTAGCAGCTTGCCCTTCTCTATTGCCCTCAGCAATAAGGCTCAAAACTTGCTCTTTTCTAAGCTCAACGCCGGATAGACCTTGAGAGATAGCTTGCTCAGTTTTTGCTTGTACTACCTCTAAAATCTCGCCCTGCTTTTTAAGCTTTTTGAGTTTGTCGATCTTGCTCATGACTTGTTATAAATTCTCCGACTGATGCGCTCGATAGCACTATCTGGCTCGATCTCCTTTAGATACTCGATAGCCTCGGACG